AAATGACTTAACCTCTGCTTTAATACTATATCAAAGAAGCAATGATGTCAAGGAAAGTTATCCACAGGTTGAAGATAAGTAGGGCACGGACTTGACAAATGATTAAAAATAGTGTATATTGGACTTAAAGATAAGGTTATATAAACATTGATTATCAATGAAAACAAAACAGACCTTAAAGCAGAAACGAAGTAAAAAAATATAATCTCTTCAAAGAAAAGAGCCGTTTTGTTATAAAAGAACAATCTTAAAAATGTAAGTCTTAGTTAGTAAAAACCAGAAATAGAATTATGATAACAATAGCGAAAAAAAGAATAAAGAAAGTCTTTGACAATAGCCTTGCCAATGTAGTTGCGGGAAAACAACCCAATGTATCAGGCGAAATGATAAAGGCAGGATATTCAGAAAGCTCATCTAAAGCCTTAAAGGTAACCCAGACTAAGACATGGCAACAGCTACTTAATAAGATAGATGACCAGGTAATACTAGATAGATTCTATTCTATACTAACAGATGATGACAAGAGAGCTTCAATGGACGCGGGAAAAGAACTGCTCAAGTTAAAGGATAGATATCCAGCTTCAAGAAGCAAGATTGAGGGCTTGTTTGGCGGATTAGGACGGAATAAAGATACAGTATAATACCCGTATAAGCGTTAGATAGCAGTTAAGAGCCTTAAAACTATGATAAAAGAGTACAAAATGCTTAAAACAAAGAAACACACGACAGAGCTTCACTTATGCGAGGAAAACAAATGTACCTCAATACTAAGCGGGAAACAAAGGAATAATAGTAGGAACATAACTATATTAGACATGATACTAGATAACTACTAAGCGAGGCGAAAGAAAGATACCCATAGTAGAGTATTACATTAGAAGAGTATAAAACTTCTTAAAGTATCTACTCTACCCATACACACACATACAATTAGACAATAGTCATTAGACTAAGATAAAGGCGGGAAATAGAGATATTAACCCTATATATACCTTATAAGCTGATTGTATTAGATAAGTAAGGGGGGGAGGGATACCGAGTCTGATTTTGAGGATAGTATATATATAGGGATATCACAGGAAATAATGAATTTAGACAAAAAGGGGGGACTTTTAAGAAATGTAGTATTAAAATAAATCGATTGCTATCGCAAATGGATAAGTTAGATGTTATCTTACAAGAGAAAATAGGTTGGAGTCCGCATCCTGGTCAAGCCGAGGTGATTGAGTCATATAATAAAGGAACAAGGGAAATAATCATCTGTGCTGGAAGAAGATGGGGCAAGAGTGCGGTTTGTGGTTACTTAGTAGCCAAGACCTTTATACAGCTTTATAGGCAGGTTCAAGCAGGAACCAGAGATGATATCATAAAAATATGGGTGGTAAGCCCAACATACGAGTTAAGTAAGAAAGTATTTGAATACATAGTAAGATTTTTAAGAAAAGTAGACCCTAAGATAGTTAAATCCTTACAGAATAGACCGTTTCCTCAGATTAAATTGACCGAAAGTATCTGGATACAGTGTAAATCAGCTGATTCTCCAGAGGGATTAATGGGAGAAAGTATAGATTTATTGATTGTAGATGAGGCAGCGTCCATTTCTAAGAGAGTTTGGTTTGAACATTTAGGTGCTACAATGGCAGATAGGAGAGGTTCAGCTCTTTTCATATCAACTCCTAAGGGAAAAAATTGGTTTTATGACTTATGGATAAGAGCTAAAGAGAAAGAGGGAGCATTTCACTTCAAATCTAATGAGAATCCTTACTTTCCTGTAGACGAATGGGAGAGATTTAAGAAGGATTGGCCCACAGACCTATTCCAGCAGGAGTTTCAGGCTTCATTCTTAGAAGCTGCGGCATCTGTATTCAGGAATGTTAGGAGTATTGTACAACCAAAATGCCTAAGTGAGCCTTTAGCAGGACATAATTACATAATTGGGCTTGATTTAGCTAAGATGAGGGACTTTACTGTCCTAACTGTCATAGATAAGTCCTCCCATAAGGTAGTTTACTTCGATAGATTTCAGAAGATTAGTTATCCACTTCAGATTGAGAGGATAGAAAACGTTGCTAGAAGGTATAATGGAGCTAAAATCATAATTGATGTTAATAGTATGGGTGGAGTGGTAGCAGACGAACTAAGAGCAAGGGGGTGTAAGGTAAAAGACTTTAAGATAGTAGGAACAACATCAAAGGATTTTGAGAAAAGAGGGTCAAAAGAGCGTTTAATAGAGAAATTAAACACAGGAATAGCCAATAAGAACCTTAGTATCCCAGATTGGGAGATAATGGTTGACGAATTAGAGGCTTATAGCTATAAAATGACACCATCAGGGAATTACAAATACGGAGCCCCAGAGGGATTACATGACGATTGTGTTATTTCTTTAGCACTATCTTACTGGGGGATTAAAAGCAAAACTAAAGAAAGAGCTATTAGGGCTTCAAAGTCGATTCCAAGAGGAAGAAAATCATTTCAATATAAATAAAACAAATAACATGGGAATATTCAAAAAGAAAGATAAAAAAGCAATAGTCATTAAAGCTTTAGCAAGTGTTCACGAAGCTTATGACCAAACACCAAGAGGAACGTTTAATGTCGGTGAATTAGAGAGAATAGCAGAACAACTATTAAAAGATTTAAAATAGATGCCAAAAGGAATTAGACGTGCTAAATGTATAGAAACTGGGAAGAAGCCAGTTCATCCAAGAAAATATAAAAGAAGAAAGAAATGAAGTATTGCACTAAATGCTTAATGCCAGAAACTCGTCCTAGGATTACCTTTAACGAGAAAGGGGTATGTAATGCGTGTCAGCATGCAGAAGCAAAGGGTGCATCGATAGACTGGAATGCCCGCTGGAGCTCACTAGAGGCTCTCTGCGAGAGATTTAGGGGAAAAGGGTATTGGGACGTGTTAGTCCCTTGTTCAGGCGGTAAAGACGGTTCATATGTAGCTTGGAAATTAAAGCATGATTTAGGAATGAATCCACTTTGTGTTACATTAATTCCACAACTACAAACAGAGATAGGGAAACAGAACTTAGAAAACTTTAAAAATTCAGGCTTTGACCATATAACAGTATCGCCTAATCCAGAAGTTTACAGAAAATTAGCAATTAAAGGGCTAAAAGAACAGGGAAGACCAAAGATGCCTTTCGTTATAGGGATAACTACAACTACCCTACAGATAGCAAAGAACTTTAATATACCATTTGTGGTATATGGAGAAGAAGGAGAGAAGGAATATGGGGGGGCAGATGTGAAAGCCGACAAGATTAGTCGGGATTACCTAATGGACTATTACTATTCTGGTGAATATCCAGAGGAAATGAAAGACTTGAAGTGGTGGACACTACCAGATTTAGAGGGATTATACCCAATTCATTGGTCAAATTTTGAATATTGGGACCCAATTGAGCATAAAGAGCTCGCAATAGAGAAATGTGGCTTACAGACTATTGACAAATCAATAGGAACGTTTACTAATTATGCTCAACTAGACGATATTTTACAAGATTTGCATGCTTATTTTATGTTTTTGAAGTTTGGCTTTGGCAGAGCAACGTCAGATTCAAGCATAGAGATAAGGGAAGGAAGAATGGAAAGGGAAATAGGGCTTACCTTCGTTAAAAAGTATGATGGAGCCTTTCCAACAAAATATTTAGATAATTACTTAGAATACTTCGACTTGACAGAAGAAGAATTCTGGGGGATAATAGATAAATTCGCTAATAAAGATATATTAAAAAAGGTAAATAATCATTGGACACTAATAAATGAAGCCCATTAAAGACATTAAACTAATACAGATTGAAGTTACGAACGCCTGTATCAACCAATGTGCTAACTGCACAAGGTTTGTGGGACACCACAAGACACCTTTCTTTATGAATTTAGCCACAATATCTAAGGCTATTGACAGTTTAGAAGGTTTTCCTGGTAATATAGGCTTAATGGGGGGAGAACCAACGCTTCATCCTAAATTTAAAGAGATATGTGAGTTGTTCCAAATGAAGATACCAGATAAACGAAGGAGAGAATTCTGGACATCTGGATATAAGTGGGAAGAATATAAAGATATAATACACGAAACGTTTGACGAAGACCTAATTTCATTTAATGACCACTCAAGTGCTGATGGAAAACACCAGCCAATGTTAGTAGCGATAGACGAAATTTTAGATGATAAAGAGGAAATGTGGAATATTATAGATAAATGCTGGGTTCAAGATAGATGGTGTGCATCAATTACTCCCAAAGGAGCTTTCTTTTGTGAAGTAGCCGCTGCTATGGACCATATGTTTGACGGTCCAGGGGGTTGGAAAGTAGAAAAAGACTGGTGGAAAAGAACCCCAGAAGATATGATGGACCAAGTTTCTAGGTATTGTGATAAATGTGGAGCTACTGTTCCAATAGGAGAAACAAGTGATAACGCAACATTTGATATAATATCACCAAAGAACGTTCAAAGATTAAAAGAATTAAAATCACCAAAGGTGATGAAAGGAGATTTCGCTGTTTATGGTAGAAGTTGGACAGCAGACGAAATAAAAAAGAAACAAAAAGAGAAGTGGAATCCACAAAATTATAGAACATTTGTAGGACATGACCCGAAAGATGGAAAATAATCCATTAATAACAGTAAGAATTCCTACTAAGAATAGGGGAAAGCTTTTAATAGAAAGGGCAGTAACTTCGGTTTTAGCCCAAACATACAAGAATTTTGAATTAGTTATAGTTGGAGATAACTGTACAGATGATACAGAACAGCTTTTAAAGGAACTAAATGATAAAAGAATAAGGTTTTACAATCTCCCACCAAGGGGGAAAGTAGAACAACAGCTTTTAAAAGACCCAGAGATTAGATGGTGTATGGGCCCAGTCAGACCCACGAATAAAGCTAATGAATTAGCCAAGGGGGAATGGATAGCACATATAGACGATGACGACACATGGACACCAGACCATTTAGAAGTATCTCTAAGATTTGCACAAAAGGGCAACTACGAATTCGTTTGTGCAGATTACATAGCAGAAAGATACGGAGAAAGAAAGGTAGTATCTTGTGGAGGACAGACATGGCTGTACAGAACAAGGCTTAGAAGATTTAAATACCACGAAGACTGCTATAAGAAGAAGTGGAACAGAGTTAGTGATATGGACGTTTATGACAGAATGAAAAAGGGAGGTGTGAGAATGGGACATTTAAAGAAAATAACAGCATTCGTGCTACCAAGACCAGGCGAAAAAACAATAGGATTAGAGCAATATAAATTATATAAAAAAACATGACAGCATTCAACAGGTTTCTTAATGAAACATTTGACAAAGGATTAGTAGGGGCAGAAATAGGGGTAAGAGATGGAGCACACGCTCTTCAATTATTAGCTTCTAACAATATGGAAAAACTTTATTTAGTTGACTCATTTTTACCATATCAAGATGCTACGGTTAGAGCTTACAATGAACAAGACCAAAAGTCAGAATATCAAAAATTGAAGAAGAACATGAAGCCTCATAAAAAGAAAACCGAGATTATGAAGATAAGCTCGAAAGAGGCAATGGGAGTATTCAAAGAAAATGGGATAAAACTTGATTTCGTTTATATAGATGCTAATCACGCATACGAGAATATTAAAGAAGATTTAAAATGGTGGGAATTTGTTAAAGTAGGAGGAGTTATGGGAGGACATGACTATACTAAATCACATGGATGTGGAGGAGTAATATTAGCAGTTGATGAATTTGTTAAAGAGGAAAAAGTAGAATTATTTACAGAAATAAGTAGGGGAACAGTAGAGTGGGCTATTATTAAAACAAAAAAATGAAAATCTTAGCTATTGTTCCAGCTAGGGGCGGTTCTAAAAGATTACCTAAAAAGAACGTAAAGTTATTGGCGGGCAAACCGTTAATCTATTATGTTTTACAAGCAGCCAAAAAAAGCAAGCTAATAAGTAGGGTAGTTGTTTCAACAGAGGACAAAGAGATTGCGACAATAGCGGGAAAATATGATGTAGGAGTTATTAAGAGACCAAAAGAATTAGCACAAGATAGGTCATTAACCATAGACGTTATCTTCCACACATTAAAAGTATTAGCCAAAAGAGGATACAGACCAGACGTAGTATTGTGTTTACAACCAACGTCCCCATTACAGACACCAGAAGATATTGACAAAGCTATACAAATGTTTCTTGATAATGATAATAAGTCAGTTATTAGCTCACATAACGATATAGCAAATGGGGCAATATATGTTTCAACCCCAAAAATATTAAAGGAAACAAAGAGTTTTTATACAGGAGATGTATTAAACTATAATATGCCATACGAAAGAAGTGTAGATATAAATACAATAGCAGACTTCCAATTTGCCGAAATGATATTTAAAAAAAAACATAGTTTCATAATCGCAGAGGCAGGAATCAATCACAACGGAGAATATCGGTTAGCAGAAAGACTGGTTGATGCAGCAGTAGAAGCAGGGGCAGACGCTGTTAAATTTCAAACATTTAAAGGGCTAGAAAGAGTAAAAGAATATGGATTAAAGAAAATGGAATTTAGGAAATTGAAAGAGTATTGTGATAAGAAAGGGATTATGTTCCTTACAACAGCTCACACATTCAATATGATAGACTTCGTGAATACATTAGTCCCAATACATAAGATAGCAAGCCCATTTTTAACAGATAAGGATTTTGTATTAAGAGTAGCCTCTAAGGACAAACCAATTTTATTAAGTGTAGGAAGCACATTCCACAACGATGGAATGGCAACAGAAGAAGAAATAGCAGAAACGTTAAGCTGGATACCAACAGCAGACGTTACGCTATTACATTGTGTTAGCCACTATCCACTAATAGACGGAAAAGAGGAAAGAATAAAAGAGTTAGGTCAATTTTTGAAAGTAGTGGGATTGTCGGACCACACTAAAAATATTAAAGTTCAACCATACCCAGTTATTGAAAAACACCTTATGCTAGACGAGAAGTGTATTGATGCACCAGTTTCCCTTAACCCAGAGGAGTTTAAACAAATGGTTCAATATATAAGAGAAAATGAAAATATATTTAGCATCGTTTAATAGGGCGTCAAACGGGGCAATAAGCAAATTAAAAGAGAAATTAGATACCACAGAGAACTACGAAGAGGCTGATTACATATTAGCTTGTGGCGACAGAAAAGAAACCTTTGACTTTGTGTTAGAGAGATTCCGAGAGAATAGAAAGATTATACACTTATGGGCAGGAGAGATAAGTCAAGGAACACACGACGAAGTTTATAGACACGCTATGACCATTATGAGTGTAATGCAGTTATGTACTAATGACACAGCTAAGGATAGAGTGGAGAGATTATGTGCCGCTATTGACAAAACACCTAATTGTGTTGTTGTCGGTAATATTATGTTAGACAATTTAGAGGTAGATGAGAGTGCTGTTCCAGCAGGAGATTACGATTTGATTTTATACAACCCACCAACCAATTTAAGTCCAGACGGAATACAAGCAGAAATAGACCAAATAGTTAAAATGGCAACTGGTAAATTTATATGGGTATCTCCTAACGGAGATTCAGGTAGCAATCTAGTTAATCAATACGTTACGATTAAGAACCTTCCAAGACCAATATTCCTAGGATTAATGAAAAGATGTAAGAGATTTATTAGCAATTCATCTTCTATATTTTATGAAGCACAATTTTTATTAGAACCAGAACAGATAGTTCAAATAGGGGCCAGAAATGAAAGTCGAGAGAGCGGTAAAGCAGATATGGAAATTAATAATGCGAGCGACAATGTCAAAAAAGCGTTGGACAAATTGGCAACAGCCACAGATTGAAGACGGAGTTCCTACTAAATGGGGATGGGTAGTAAAACACTCAGATAAATTTCACTTAGGAAAAGATACAGATATAGGATTTGGAACTTATATTAATGCTAAGGCAGGCGTTTTCATAGAAGACGACGTTCAGATAGGAAGCCACGGTTCAATATATTCAGTGAATACAATTGACGAGACACACGGAATAATTCGCCTTAAAAAGAATTGCAAGATAGGTTCTCACGTAATAATAATGCCAGGCGTTACGATTGGGGAAAACTCAATAGTAGGGGCATTTAGTTTAGTAAAAAATGATGTGCCAGCTAACAAAACAGTTTATGGAAATCCAGTTATATAAAATCTATAATGACAAAGACGATATAAAAGCTGTTACAGATGTTATTAAAAGTGGAACTAATTGGGCGATAGGAGACGAAGTAGAAGAGTTTGAGGAAGAGATAGCAAGATATGTGGGGACAAGACACGCTCTAGTATTTAATTCAGGAACATCAGCATTACACGCATTAATGCTAGCGTACGGAATAGGCGAAAAAGACGAAGTGATTGTGCCATCTTTTTCCTTTATTGCTACAGCAAACGCACCAGTGTTTGTGGGGGCTACACCAGTATTCGCAGATATAGAAGAGAAAACACTAGGATTAGACCCACAGAGCGTAATAGACGCTATCACAGACGAAACCAAAGCTATTATAGCAGTTCATTTCGCTGGATGTGCTTGCGACATTAAAAGATTAAAAAAAATAGCACATAGATATAAACTTATTTTGATAGAAGACGCAGCCGAAGCTCTAGGAGCTAAAGTGGACGGAGAAATGGTAGGAACCTTTGGAGACGCAGCAATGTTTAGTTTCTGTCAAAACAAAACAATAACAACAGGAGACGGTGGGGCTATTACCACAAACGATACGGAAATTTACGAGAAATTAAAACTAATAAGGTCTCACGGTGGACGAACTGGATTTGGATATAATTTCAGATTACCAACAATACTTTCAGCACTTGGATTATCCCAATTAAAGAAGATTGATACTTTAACTGAAATGAGAAGAATCAATGCTGAATATTACATCTCTAACGGAGTGGGAAAGAAACCACCAGAAAATAGATTCCATACTTATCAGATGTTCACTATACAATCAGAGAACAGAGATGCTCTCAAAAAGAAACTAGCAGATAATGGGATTGCCTCAAAAGTATATTTTGAACCAATCCACTTAACTGATTTTTACAAAGGCAAAAAGGGAGACTTGCCTATCACAGAAAAAATCTCCAAGAAAATATTAACAATACCGATGTATCCTACACTTAACCCAGAGGAGATGGACCATATAATAAAATGCTTTTAAAGGATTTGCAGAAGGAAATAAGTGATTTTGAAACACAAAACGTAGAAGTTGTGCAGGGTTTGTTTTACAATCAAAAAGACACAATAGAAAATATTTATTTCTATTACAATTCAAAGTTCATGAGTGGCGACATTGACGCCGAGGGAGATAAGAAATACTTTTACAACGTAGTTAGGAATCCTTGTAAGGTTACAACCAAAGCAATTGATTTCGACACGAAACATATAAATATTCAAACTGCCGCAGGGGGAAATCCTTTGGTTACTTGGTATTTTGAAAGAGATTTGAAGTTTTGGATGAAAGACCAGAATTTCGGAAAAATCTTAAACAGAATATTTGAGGAACTACCAAGATTCGGCTCAGTTGTTCTAAAGGTAATTAATGGAAAGCCACACTTTGTGGATTTAAGAAACTTTGCCCTAGAACAGGCAGCAGACACATTAGATAAATCAGCTTTCATTCTTGAGAAACACTTTTACGTTCCAGACGAATTTAGAAAAGTTGGAAACGAATTAGGGTGGGATAATATAGAAGAAGCTATAGAACATCACAGAAAAATGGAAGAACCATATATAGCAGTTTATGAAAGATATGGAGACGTAGGAACCACAGACACCAAAGGAAAGACAACTTATGCTTATAAGAAAGTTTTGTTCGCAGACGTTGGAGTAGACTCTTATGACAGAGCTACAAGACAAACAGTTCCTTATACAGGATTTCTATTAAAGGAAGACGAAGTTAAGAAACACCCATATTGGGAATTTCATATTGAGAAAATCCCAGGAAGATGGTTAGGCGTTGGAATAGTAGAAACACTATTTGACGTTCAGATTAGAATGAATGAATTAGCCAATCAAGAAGCCAAATCAACTTATTGGAACTCATTAAGATTATTCCAAACATCAGACGAGGGAATTAACAAGAACCTAATGACAGAGGTTAAAAGTGGAGATACACTTAACCCAGATAGTCCGATTACTCCGATAGATATGACAGAAAGGAATATGGCATACTTTAATATGCAGACACAGAAATGGTTCACTAACAGAGATGAGAATACATTTGCCTATGACGTTATTCAGGGGGAAAGATTGCCAGCAGGAACACCATTAGGCTCTGCTAAATTAGCGGCTGGTATGGCAGGTTCTCACTTTGACCAAATACAAGAGAATGTAGCATTAGACATTAAAGAATTTTTATTCAAGGTTATTATTCCACAATTTGAAAAGGAAAATGTTAAAGAACACTCATTAAGATTAGCAGGAGAAGACCTTGACAAATTGAATCAATTGATTGTTAATCAGAAAGTTACAAATGACTTATTCAGATTTATTGAAAGAAAGAGCAAACTTCCAACATTAGACCAATACGAAGTAATGAAGGCTGTAATGGAGGAAAAGGTTAAAAAAGGGAAAGAAAGGATTCTTACAATTCCTAAGGAGTTTTACAAGAACCTTAAATACAAACTAGATATTATTATTACAGGAGAACAAAAAGACTCAGCAGTTTACTCTCAGACTTTATTTGCTATCTTACAAGCCATCACGACAGACCCAACCATATTGACAGACCCAACTAAGAAGAAAATCTTTTACAAGATTGCCGAAGCAGGTGGAGTTGACTTATCAGACATAGAACCAGAAAGCACAAGTGGAGTAGAAAAATTAACTGAGGCACAGCCTCAAAGAGGTGGTGGTGGAGTTTCAAGACCAAGTTTTTCAGAGACACCCCAAGCACCTAGTCAAAAAAGAATATGAAACAAGACGAGGTAATTAAATATTTAGGATTACTAGGAAAACACGAACAATATGGACTAGCCATAAGATTATGGTTGGAAAAAGAAGTCGACAAAAGAGTAGACATTAGAAAGATAGAGACGCCAGAAGAACTGTTAGACAACAAAGCGGTAATAAGGTTTATTAAAAAGGAATTGAATATCATTTTTAATGAGAAAGCAATACCTAAGGATAAACCAAAATACAATTAGAAAGTCGAGGAGGGATACCTCTTAAAACACCATTAAGTTAATAGTCTTTTAAAACTATGATAGAAGAAAAAATTGAGGAAACCATTGAAACCAAAGTGGAGGAAGTAACCACTGAAACTCCTATTGGAGAAGAAACTTCAGAAGAGACACAGGACTCTAAAGAACCTGTGGAGACAGTAGAAGATGTTAAAGCTCAAAGAGACAAGCTCTATAAAAGGTTGAAAGACCAGGAAAGAGATAATAAAGAACTCAAAGAGCAAAAAAGCACAATTGTCCCAGGAGAAGTTGACGTTGTTGCTCTCTCAGAGAAAATGGCTGCATTAAGTGGCCTGAGTGCTGATGAACGCAATAGACTTATCAGGGAAGCAAAGGTGCAAGGCACTTCTTTGTCAGATGCTCGTAAGAGTCAAGACTTTAAGTTTTGGCGGTCGGCTTATCGAGATGAATTGAAAAAAAATAAATCTCCCGAGCCATCTACAAAACAGTCCCTAACAAGTGCAGAAAAGCCTTGGGACGAGAAGAGTGAAAATGAGAAGATAGAATGGGCAAAAAATATTAAAATATTAGACCCCAAGACTGGTGAGCTCAAACCAGCTCGAATTTTACCAAGAGAATTTTACAAGGGAGGAAAGTAGAGTGGCAGGGATTAAAATATGCCAGCAGGAAGTACAACAGTTAGCAACAATGTTACAGCGGTAACTCCAGAGATTTGGTCCAGAATATTACAGATGCCTCTTTTTAAGAGCTTAGTCTCTTTTGAGATATGTAATCTGGATTTAAGAAAAGAACTGACCTACGGTGATACCATTAACAAACAGTATTTTGACGCTTTATCCGCAAAGGAATATACGCCAGGTACTGCTGTTAGTGCACAAGCCTTAGCGTTCAGCACAGATGCCATTACAGTGGACAAGAAATATCACACAACTTATTATGTTGATGATATGGAACAAATTCAAGCAAATGTTCCTCTTATTCAAAGTATGATTGGAGATGCAGCTTATCAGTTGCGAGACAAAATTGACACTACAGTTTTCTACAGAGTATCAGGTGGTATTCCAATGGATAGCTTACAATTAGGTGGAGGAACAGCCTCAGCTTTAATTACAGCTACTACAGGAAATATTATCAGAATCTTCTCTGACGCTCGTGAAGAGTTAAGGAAGAACAATGTAGAGGAAAACGACTGGATTGCTATTGTGAACCCAACAATGGCTCAATTGATTGAGCAAAAAGCCACAGCAGTTGGATACAATGTTGCAGATGCTACGTTGAGAAACGGATATATCGGAGACTTTATGGGATTCGGTATCTACGTTACAAACAACTTAGTTACATCAACATTACCTTCAGCGGTTGCCGCAAGGGGAATTAGCACATCAGGAAGCATGATTGACATGTATTTTGGTAGGAGAGGATGTATTGAACTAATAATTCAATCCGACCTTAAAACCTACTTTAGAGATGTTTCAGATAAAACAGGTAAGAACATTATTACCACAGTTTTATTCGGAACAGGAAATACAACTAGAAACGACTCTCGTTTCTTAGACGCTCAAGTGTTTTACGTAGCAGCTTAGTGTAAAATTAACATTAATTTGTCTGGTTTGTTGGAGGATTTGGTCTTTCTGAATCCCCCAACGCCAGAAAGTCAGCCAGACTAATATGAACAAAATTACAAAGTGGTATTACCACCAAAAAGCAAAAAGAAATCTTATCAGAAATAAGACAGAAGACTTAGCAATCTTTAGGATACTAGAAGAATTTCTAACAGAAACAATTATAGACGGAGCTCAACACAGAAGACAAGAGCTAACAGAAATGCAGAAAAGAATCAATGAAGCAGTAGAATTTTTAGAGTTCGTTAAAAAAATTAAATAAAACACTAATTTGAACATACTTTACATGCTAGATAACCCATACGCTTTTTCTAGCGGATGCTGGTTATACAGAAACCATCTCCCTGGGTTAGCGTTAAGGGCTAAAGGGCACATGGTCAAAAATATAATTCTTGGAAGACAAGTGCAAAATGAATTTTTAGAATATCCTGACGTAGTAGTCTTTTCAAGAACATATCCTATTGACCCGATAGTAGCAGTCAGACAATTTAAAAGGGCAGGAAAAAAGGTTGTTTATGAGATTGACGATAATTTATGGGATGTTAATCCAGACAATCCGTCTGTTTCTATTTCAAAAGATAAAAGAGTTCAATATGAGAAACTAATGAGAGAAGTAGACCTCATAACAACTACCACTCCAGAGCTAGCTAAACTATTAAAGAAATTTAATAAAAACGTTGTTGTTTGTCCAAACTCAGTTGATTATGATTTGTTTAAAGAGAAAGAAGGCAAAAACGATGTTTTAAGGATTGGATATACTGGAGCCTCATCTCATTGGAAAGACCTAACACTTATTACAGATGTCTTAATTGAATTAAAAAAGAAATATGACTTTACGTTCCATGTTCAAGGAATGACAGGAACACCAATAGAATCTGAGATGTATGGTTACCAACAAATGTTAAAATATGGATTGAAACCAGAACAAAATGATTACTTGAAGACAGCACTTGATTGGTTTGAGAATATGAGAAAGTTAGGATTTACACATACACCATTTTATCCACCAGAATTATTCCCATCAGTATTGAGAAGATGTAACATTGACATTGGACTAGCTCCTTTAATGGATAACAAGTTTAATCATTCTAAAAGTTGTGTTAAGTTTTATGAATACGCAGCCACTGGAACAGTAACTTTAGCCTCAGATGTATTACCATATAATACAGAGGTTGGATATTGTGCCAAGAACACATTTAAAGATTGGTATGAAAAACTAGAGAAATTAATTGTAGATGAGAAATTTAGAAAGAAATTACTAGCCAAACAACAAAAGTGGGTAAAAGACAATAGAGATTTAAGCAAAGTTGTAGATATATGGGAAAAAGCATTTGACCCAAAGAAATGAGAAAGCTACCCAAATTAAAAGGAGAGATTAAATTGGATTTGGGCTGTGCTGATAATGTATTAAAAGGATTTATAGGAGTTGATTTCAGAGACTATGGACAACAGATTATATGGGATGTTAGAGAAGGACTTCCTTTCGCAGACAACTCTGTAAAGGAAATCTATAGCTGTCATATGCTAGAACATTTAAACGAAGATGAAAACGAAGAATTCTTTAGAGAACTCTATCGGGTATTGGAACTAGGAGCATTATTTGTATGCCGAGTTCCTCACTCAAACGCCCCTACAGCTCACTACATAGGGCACAAGTCCTTATGGAACGAACTTAGGGCAGAAGTATGGAGTAGAGACCCAAGTGGATTTCTAGGAAACTTCGCAGTATTAAGAAACGAAAGAATAGGAGACGAATTATTCTTTACACTTAAAAAGATATGAAAATATATTTGCAGGACCATAATAATATACTTACAGACGTAGCTAAAGAGCTCAATGTAACAAGAGACTTTGAAGAAGCAGACAAAGTTGTTTTGTGGCAAGACGTTATTGGATTTGGCAGAGGCATAGCACAATTAGCCAGAAAAAAGGGAAAGCCAGTAATTGTGGTTCAACACGGAGCGAATAGTCATATAGACTATGGGCCACCAAATCATTACAAATTATTAGCAGATAAATATTGCGTATGGGGAACAAGAAGTAGAGACGCACTATTAAGCTATGGAATTCCAGCTAGTAAAATAGTTATTACAGGAAGCACTATATTCAGTCATATTAAACCAAAGGTTAAACATAATAAGATTAATGTAGTTTTCCGTCCAGCACATTGGGATATTAGAATATTAGAAGAGAATAAAATTGTTGCCGAAGCATTAAGAAATATAGATTATGGACTTACTATCACTACTAAGATTATTGAAACAATAGACCCAACAGGGCTTGACAATGTAGTTTCTTCTCATAGAGATAAACCAGGTCATTTAGAAGCTTGTGTGGATATATTAAGCACAGCAGACCTAGTTGTAGGAATAGCCGAAGACGGAACTTTTGAAATGTTAGCTTATGCTATGGATGTTCCAGTTGTTATACCTAATGTTTGGAAACAAAAAGTCTTTTTAGGAAAAGCTACGCCAGAAATGAACTATTCAATAGCCTGTAATATAACAGATATGAGACACCTTGAATCAGTTATCAAAGAAAATTTAGATAATCCAGATAAATTGAAAGCGGAAAGAAGGTCAGTAGCAGAAGAATGGGCGGGAATACATATTGAGGACCCCTTACAAAAAATATTAAAAGTTATCCACGATGCGTAAAAATTCATTTAAAAAAGTATATAAGGACCTAGCATTTCAACAAGCTCAGAAGAAAGAGTTGGTACCATTTCCTTTTTTAGCGGATATAGAATTAACAAATCATTGTAATTTGAAGTGTTTATTCTGCCCAGGAGCCTTAGCTATGACTAGGGAAAAGGGATTTATGGATGAAGCAATATTTAAAACAGTAGTAAATGAGTGTGCGGAACACAATACACCAATAAGGTTTATTAGATGGGGGGAACCATTCCTACATCCAAACATAATAAACTTTATGAAATATATTAAGAAAAAGAAATTATTATTACACATAACTAACAACGGTTTGGCAATAAAGGAGAAGCACATGAAAGCATTGGTAGACCTAAAAGTAGATTCTATTATCTTTTCATTCCAAGGAGCCACTAAAGACGAATACCAGATAATGAGAGATAACAAAAGATATGACGAGTTAGTTAAAAACATTAAAAAGTTAATTAAAATAAGGGGAAAGAAGTCTAAACCATACATTAAAATTACATCTACAATGTTAGATGATACTCCAGAAGATATAGAAAAGTTCAGGAAACTCTGGGAGGGTATTGTAGACGAAGTGGGTATCGGCAAAACAATACCTTTCTGGAATCCAAAGAGATTGATAAAACTTTATGGGGCGAAATATAGACCATGCTCAGAAGTATATCAAAAAACAAGCGTAGATTGGGACGGAAAGATTTCAGCTTGTTGCGGGGACTATGACAATCTTTTAACAATAGGAGAAATACAGAATACAACCCTAAAAGAAGCTTGGAACGGAGAAAAACTAAACGCTATTAGAACATTATTAGACAATAACATGCATAGATGCCTCACAAAGTGTAGCACATGCACATTTGCCCATGAATTTTAAAATTTTAATTACAGGTGCATCTGGGAGCATTGGCTCTGAATTAGCAAGACAGATTTACGCTTCAAAGCCAAAGCAATTAATTATCATCGACCAAGATGAAACAGGAATATTTAATATGTCAGAGGATTTGCCAGGGACAATAGGACTTGTAGCGGATGTAAGAAACCGAGAAAGAATACAAGAGATATTTAAAAAGTATAAACCTGATATAGTTTTCCACGCCGCAGCATATAAACACGTTCCTTTAATGGAAAGACAGATAGGCGAAGCAGTTAGAAACAACATATTCGGAACTCTTAATGTAGCAGAATCTGCCGTAAAGAACGGAGCAAAGAAATTTGTATTTGTGTCTACTGACAAAGCAGTAAATCCCACATCTGTTATGGGAGCAACTAAGAGAATCGGAGAAATGATATGTCAAAACCTTAATGGAAAGACTAAATTTATGTCAGTTAGGTTTGGAAACGTATTTGACAGCAGGGGAAGCGTTATCCCAGCTTTTAAAAAGCAGATAGAAAGAGGCGGACCAGTAATAGTTACCCACCCAGAGATGAGAAGATACTTTATGTCAATAAAAGACGCCGCAGAATTAGTAATTCAAGCATCAAAGATTGGCAAAGGCGGAGAAATATTCATATTAGATATGGGAAAACAGATTAAGATACTGGATTTAGCAAAACAAATGATATTACAGTCAGGTAAAGACATTCACATTATGATAAGCGAACCACGACCAGGAGAAAAACTATTTGAAGAACTATTAATAGGAGATGAAAGTTCTACCAAACATAAAAATATATTCATTGTCAAGCCCTCTCAAGTCGATGGAGAAGAACTTGATAAAAGTTTAATAAAATTAAAAGAGGGCGGAAATGTTAAAAAAGTATTTAATAAATTAATACCCACATATGAAAAATAACAAAACAAAAATCTGCATTACGGGCCACGCAGGTTTTATAGGTTCACATTTTATAGAAGCAATATTAAAAGAAACAGATTGGGACGTAGTTGGGATAGATTGCCTAAACTACTCAGGTAATTTAAACAGGTTATCAGATATAGATAATTGGGAAGAAGAAGGGCATAGAGTTAAATTCGTTTATCACGACTTTAGAGCCGAACTAGGAGAGTTTGTAATGGACGAGATAGGTGAAGTTGACTACATACTCCACATGGGAGCTGAAACGCACGTAGACAGAAGCATAGTGGACCCTACGCCATTCGTAATGACAAATGTGGTAGGAACAATGAACATGTTAAACTTCGCTAGAACATTACCTAATCTTAAAAAGTTCATATACTTCTCAACAGATGAGGTCTACGGACCTACAATTGATGATGTAGATTTTCCAGAAGACGGCAGACATGCACCAGGTAACCCATATTCTGCTAGTAAGGCAGGAGCTGAGGATTTATGTCTCGCATACGCTAATACATACAAAATGCCTATTATTATTACAAACACAATGAATGTGGTGTCGGAAAGACAGCATCCAGAGAAATTCTTTCCACTTGTAATTGGTAGAGTATTAAAGGGAGAAGAAATTTCAATCCACGCCAATCCAGAGCTTACTAAGGCTGGTTCAAGATTTTATCTCCACGCAAGAAATGCTTGGGCGGCGATTAGATTTATCCTAGAAAAAACAAATGAATTCTTAGAAGTTAGAAGTCCATCACAAGGAAGATTTAATATAGTCGGAGATAGAGAATTAGATAACTTAGAGTTTGCTCAATTCATTGCTGGAGTTATGGGAAAACCATTAAAATATAAACTTGTGAATTTTCACGAGAGTAGACCTGGACATGACCTTCGCTATGGATTAACTGGAAACAAACTAAAAGACCTTGGGTTTGAATTTCCCAAGACATTTGAAGAGTCTATAACCAAAGCAATTAAATGGTATATGAAACCAGAGAATCAACGATGGTTAGATTTAAAAGATAAATAGTAACAACAAAAAATATGTTATTCAGTAATAGTTCGAATAAGGCAGGTCTCATAGAAGACATTGATTTTCTGTGTGGAACAACAAGTGCTTCGTATCCACTTGTCCAAAAAGTAAGAAACGTTAATAACGCTTATCACGATGTAACCCGATTAATTTGGGAAGCACAAGATGGTTGGCAATATGACGACGCAAACAGAACAGACCTACCAAAAATTACGACAACCTTAACCGATGGTACTGGGGACTACAGGGTTCCTGCATTATCCACGGTTATTAGACATGTGAAGGGAATTGATATTCAAGACGGCAATGGAAACTGGCAAAAACTACAGGCATTTGACTACAATGACACAACGATAGCTTGGGACGAACTTGATAAAACAAACGGAATGCCAAGATATTACGACTTAGAAGGAGGATTTATTAGACTAAAACCAGCACCAGATGACGCTTTTGTTACCACCTCTAGTGGTATGATTATTTGGATTTCAAGAGATGCTGTTGAATTTACCACTGCCTCTACTACTTCAATACCAGGATTCGCTACACAATTTCATAAAATACTTTCTCTTTCCGCCGCAATAGACTTCACAAGAGATGTTTCGGAACAAAGATTGTTTTTACAAATGAAAGATAGGCTAGAAAAAGGATTACAAGAATTTTACAGCTCTCGCAATGTCGAAAGAAGAGTTAATTTAAAGCCATTTGGTAAGAAAAGATGGCGTCAATATACCTAATAAAATGATAGAAGCAAAGGATTTCATAAAGTTAAAGAAGCAAATAGACGAGCTTCTGAAGAAAATTGAAAAAGAATACCTTGACAAAGGAGAAAACATCTCATCTAATAAGTTTAATATACTCTTAAAAGAAATTAAGAAAAGACTTGTAGAGAAAAGGGGTGTAAATTTCAAGGACTATGAAGAGTTGGAAAGACTTACTAATGTAAGAGTAGACCAAATACAAGAAGACAACCTTATAGAGTTCGGACAAGACATGCAAAGCAATCTTGTTTCTATAAGACAAGAAACAGAGAGGAAAATTCAATCTCTTTTAGAAGAAATAAACCTTAATAAGAAAACTAAGGTTACAGAAGCAGAGGTTATAGCAATAACCAAAGCACTAATACCAGAAATGCCAGAAATACATCCGCCAACAACAGCGGAGGTTCTTGCCGTCCACGATGATTTTGACCACGTTAAGATTTTAAGAGATTTAAATGAGTTTGAAAAACGACAAGACATACTTCAAAGCACGGTTGAAAAAGAATTAGGAACTAATGGAAATATTAGTTCTGATACCAGTATGAAGATTGACAAGCTTAAGGATGATTTTAACAAACAACTTAAAAAAATTAATAAAGATGTAGAGTCCCGTTTTTCTGCTCCTTTATTTAAAAAAGGATTAAATGGGAAAATAAATAAGCAAGTTCAAGAAGCCATATTAGAACCTCTAAGAAGGTTGGCTATTGGTTTAAATGATAAAATAGATGCCGTTAGCGGTACAGTTGGTGCCCAAGGACCACAAGGAACTCAAGGGTTTCAGGGACCACAAGGAACAGTTGGAGCACAAGGCACTCAAGGATATCAAGGCACACAGGGTATAATCGGAACAACTGGTAGCCAAGGAACACAGGGTTATCAAGGTCCTCAAGGTTCACAAGGTTTCCAAGGACCTCAGGGTCCCCAAGGAAGTCAGGGCTTCCACGGCCCACAAGGTATAACCCCAGTTGGTGTAACCTTTTATTGGCACGATGTCGCTGATGGAGTAATAGCAGACTATGAAAAATGGAGAAGAACAGTACCAGTTGGAAGCGAAGCCACTGTAACTGCTACGGGAAAAAACACAGACGGTGAAATGCCTCTTGTGGCTGTTTATCAATGGGTTTCAAGCAGTGGTTCTCCTGGAATACAAACTATTCCTGCTGGAGAATGGTACGCTCATATGTATGCTAGTGTAGATAATGCTTCAGAAGACTCAACATTAAAGTTTTACCTGTATAAGAGAAATCTTGCTGGGGCGGAAACAGAATTATTCAACTACACTTCAGACCCAATTAATAATACTTCTGTAGGATTGGTGAGTATGATATATGTTCAAGCATCTGATATATCTATATTAGACACAGATAGATTAATTATTAAGGTTTATGCTCAAACAACAAGAACAGCAGATGTAACCTTTACTTTTTACTATGATGGAGTTACTCACGCTTCTCACGTTCATACTCCAATAACTGAAGGTGCTAAAGGAGCACAAGGATTTCAGGGACCTCAAGGTACGCAGGGTCCACAGGGCTCGCAAGGAAGCCAAGGTTTTCAGGGTACCCAAGGCACTCAAGGATATCAAGGCACACAGGGTCCACAAGGAGATAATAGTGGAGGACCTCAAGGTGAAGTTGGACCGCAAGGAAGCCAAGGTTTTCAAGGTCCCCAAGGTATAATTGGTACTCAGGGTACTCAAGGATTTCAAGGACCTCAGGGAATTATAGGGACTCAAGGAACCCAAGGATTCCAGGGACCTCAGGGGATAATTGGAACTGCTGGAGAAAAAGGAGATACTGGAGATACTGGAGCACAGGGAGCTCAGGGTTACCAAGGACCTCAAGGAACGCAAGGTTATCAAGGTTTGTTGGGAACGCAGGGAACACAAGGGTATCAGGGAACTCAAGGACCTCAAGGAGAAGGAATAGGTGGAGTTCAGTTTGCTTCTGACCACGGAACACCTGCAACAGATGAAATAATTAACGTAGCTTATGGCACAGCCGCCGCTCCCGCAGCGAATACTACCACCATAGGTTCACTTTATATTACGTATACTGCTTAGTATTTGTTAAAAATTATGCCTAAAATCTATAAAAGAAATTGTAATAATTGTGGTGAATATTATGAAGGAGAGGGAATGTTTTTCTGTAGTCAAAATTGCTCTCAAGAAGGTCAAAAACGCGTAGGATTGTTTGAAAAAGGACAAAACATAGGGAATCAATTTGCCAAAGGGAATAAACCAAATAAAACGTCTTTTAAAAAGGGATATGATGTAACTAAACATTGGAATTGGAAAGGTGGAATTACCCCTTTAATGCATCGTATTAGACAATGTTTTGAATATAGGCAATGGCGTTCAGATGTATTTACAAGAGATGACTTTATTTGTCAAAATTGTTTAATCAAAGGTGGAAATTTAGAGGCTCACCACATTAAAGAATTCGCAAAGATAATACACGAAAATAATATAAAAACTTTAGATAGGGCGCTAAATTGTGAAGAATTATGGAATATTAATAACGGACAAACACTATGTTTAAAATGTCACAACGCAACAAAACAAAAAAAATAGTCGGAACTGGAGCAGCACCAGCTGCAAATACCACAACCATTGGAGCAATATACATCACATATACCGCAGAATGAAAATAAAAGATTATATAAGTAAATTGTTTAAGAAACCTAAAAAGAAAAGTGGCATTTCTTTTCCTAGTAAAAAATTAACTAGCAAAGAAATTGTAAGTAGAGTAAAATCTGGTGATTATTCTGTATTAGGTAAAGAATTCGAAAAGACTATAAAAAGAATTTTGCCTTCAAAGATTTTTGGTAAACGAGTTACAAAATTACAATCTCTAGGAATACATTTTGGTGTTCTTGGAATAGGATTATTGAGTAGTTTTTGGACTGGCAATCCTTTGTTATTTTTAATTGGACTAAGTATTGCTTTTGGAAGTGAATATGTCTTTAATGATTCTGCAAGTAGTTATATTTATGATGTTACAGCAATAGACTCAACTACTATCGCAATAGTATATCGAGATTCTGGCAATTCAAATCAAGGAACAGTTATCATAGGAGTAATATCTGGAACACCAGCAGACGACATAACTTATGGTAGTGAATATGTTTTCAATTCTGGAAATGGTATATCAAGTCCACATATAGATAAATTAACATCAACTACCTTTGTTGTTGTGTTTACTGATTTTGAAAATACTAATTATTATCCAACAGCAATAATTGGTACTATAGCTAATGATGACGAAATATCTTATGGAAATAAATATGTTCCTGCTAATACCACAGGAGTTTATTGTGCTATTTCCACCTTAGATTCAACTCATATTGCTATGTCATATAGAGATTCTGCTGATGGTAATAAGGTAAAATCAGCTATTGGAGTAGTTTCAAGTGGAAATCAAATAGCATTTGGTAGTATCTATACAGCTCTTGCTGCTACTACTTATGAACTTGAATCAACAGCCTTAGACTCAACTCATTTCGTAGTAGCATACTATGACGCAGATGATGGGAAAGATGGAAAGGCAGTTATCGGAGTAGTTTCGGCTGGAGATGAAATAGCTTTTGGTAGTGTATATGAATATTATAACGGTGTTTCTAATTTACCAAGTCTTTGCACAATAGATTCAACACATTTTGCAGTTACATATTTAGACCAAGTAAAAATTGCAACTGTAGCATCTGATGATGAAATAAGTTATGGAAGTGAATACGTCTTTTTTACTGATGCTAGAAATGCAGTAATATCACTTTTAGACTCAACACATATTGTGGTTTCTTATAGACAAGATACTGAAAATGATGATGGATATTCCATAGTTGGAATAATATCAGATACAGACGTGGTTACTTTTGGAGATTCATTTGCTTTTAATGCTGCTGACACAATAAAAATAGCATCTGCTCCACTTAGTTCAACTTCTTTTGCTGTTGCTTATGAAGACCAAGGAGATTCAAATAAAGGAAAAGCTATTGTAGGAATTTATGAAGAACCAACAACTCTTCCAATAGAAATCAACATAGCAGATACTTGGATAGAAGCAGATAAAATTCAAATCAACATAGGAGACGTTTGGAAAGATGTTACAAAAGTACAAATTAACGTAGGAGATGTTTGGAAAGACGTCTTCTAAAATAAATGCCTAAGAAAAAAAAGAAAAAGAAAAAATACTAATATGCCTAAAATAAGTGTTATTATTCCGACTCATAATGGGTCAAAATACTTACTAGAAGCAATAAAATCAGTTCAAAAACAAACATATACTGATTGGGAAATAATATTGGTTCTTAACAATGGCGGAATATCTCACGGACTAGAAAAGACAGACAAACGAATTAAAGTATTTACAGCTGAGAACAAAGACAAATCTGTGGGAAGAATGAAAAGGTTTGCGTGCGAAAAAGCCAAAGGAGAGATTTATGTTGAGCTAGATAGCGATGACCTGTTAATGCCAACAGCATTAGAGGAAGTAGTTAAAGCATTTGAAGACCCAGAAATATCACAAGTTTATTCAGATTTTGCGGAATTCTTTTATGACCACGCAAAAGAGTCAGATTGGAAACCAAATCTGTATGGAACGGGTTGGGGCTGGGAATACAATGATGGGGAATATAAAGGACACCCTATAAAGATATGTAGATGCTTTGAACCAGTCCCAAGTTCGTTCACTATGATATGGTTCGCACCAAATCACATTAGAGCTTGGAGAGCAACTCATTATTGGGAAGTAGGTGGACACGATGCAGAGCTCCCAGCGGTAGATGACTTTGATTTAGAACTTAGACTATATATGTATGGAAAGTTCAAGAGAATACCAAAATGCTTATACCTTTATAGGATAACTGGAGAGAATACTTGGATTAAAAAGAACGCCTTTATACAAAGAGTGGCAAAAGAAAAAGCGGAAGAATATCACTATAAGATAATTTATAGATGGTCTGAATTACAAGGTTGGAAGAACTTAAAAATACAAGAAATAAAAGGAGACTTAAATAAAAAGTGGGATATACCAGACAACTCAATAGGTGTTTTAAAAGCCTGGGACAGAATACATATAATGAATGACCCACAACACTTTATGAATGAGGCTTATAGGGTATTAGTACCTGGAGGTTGGTTACTAACCTCTACCCCAAGCACAGATGGAAGGGGGGCGTTTATGGACCCAAGAACTAAGAGTTATTGGAACGAGAATTCATTTGATTATTATACTAAACGCCAAGAAGCTCTAAAAATTAACAACAAAACAAGGTTTCAAGAAATTAAAAGAAAAACATACTTTCCAAATAAGTATTGTGAGGATAGAAATATCTCTTATGTAATGTTTGAGGGAATAGCATTAAAAGAAGGTATGCCTCGCTTACCTGGATGGAAAGGAATATAAAAATATGCCTAAAAAAATATACAACAATTTCCTAGGAGGAATAGCACCATTTTCAGATAAAATAGGACTTGAGGGTTCTTATGCTGAATCAAGAAGCGTAGATATACACAGAGAACCTGGGTATAT